AAGTGTGCACACTTGTTCAAGGTAGAGACTGGTAATTATTACGCCTATCCTAACAATCGAATCATTTGGTACGATAATGCATGGACATTTAATCGTATTGAAAAGAATCCAGGATTTGAGATTGATACCACACTCTATAGTGTAGAGAACAAAAGGAAGATTGAAACCTCTGATCATTACATGTATGAGGTGAAAGATATATAAGTAAAATACTTATATGGACAACAAGAACTTTTTGAGAGAGATCAATCACGATCAGAAGACACCAAAGAATCAGAAGAAAGTCCGTCAAGATGGTTTCTATGAAGCATCTGAGGCGGACTGGAAAGACTTCTGGGAGAATGAAGATAATAGTCAAATTTTAACTGAGTGATTTGTCGGATACCCCTATAAATAACTGAGAATTGTTGTATATTAATTAAGTGCCTGTCCAAAGGATAAGTAAAGCTTTTAAAGACGTAAGTGCTACATTTCAGGTTAATCCTATCAATTCTGATTTGATTGTCCTGAGAAATGAGAATGCCATTGCTCGTTCAATTCGTAATTTAGTCTTTACCATTCCTGGTGAGCAACCATTTGAACCAACGATTGGATCAAATGTCACCAACTTATTATTTGAAAACTTAGACTTCTTGACAGCGAGTTCTATTCGATCTGAGATTGAGAACACAATTAATAACTTTGAACCAAGAGTTCGACTGAGAGAAGTTAAAGTTACACCTAACTTTGACAATAATGCCTTTGATGTAGCCATTCGATATGACATCATTGGTATTGATGTATCACCACAACAATTATCATTTGCATTACAGCCCACTAGGTAAATGCCTCTAGTTAATTTTAGCAACTTAGATTTTGATCAGATCAAGGAGTCTATTAAAGACTATCTTCGTGCAAACTCAAATTTCACTGATTATGATTTTGAGGGTTCCAATCTAAGCACAATTATCGATACGTTAGCATATAACACGTACATTACCTCATATAATGCCAATATGGTATCTAATGAGGTATTCATCGATAGTGCCACCCTCAGAGAGAACGTGGTGTCTCTCGCAAGGAATATTGGATATGTACCAAGATCAAGAAAGGCATCAACTGCTCAAGTATCTTTTGATGTAGACGTTAGTAATACAACCGCAGTATCAGTCACACTCAAGGCTGGTGCAGTCATGACATCCAGATCAACTGGTGTTAATAAGAGTCTAAATTTTATATTCTCAATTCCAAATGACATCACCGTTCCAGTAGATTCAACTGGTACGGCATCATTTAGAAATATTTTTATTTACGAAGGAACATACATTAATCAAACATTTACTGTAGACGGTAGTAATAAACTTCAGAAGTTTATTCTTCCTAACTCAGGTATTGACACCGATCTCTTGAATGTCGTTGTAAGAGACACTCAAAGTTCAACTGTAACAAGACAGTTTGAATTGTTTACGAGTCTGTTTGATGTAACTAAGTCAACGAGAGCATATTTCCTACAAGAGATTTCTCAAGAAAGATATGAATTACTATTTGGTGATGGTGTCTTTGGTGTCAAACTTGAAGATCAGAATTATATTGAAGCAAGTTATATCACAAGTAATGGAGCTAGTGGAAACAACATTACAAACTTCCAATTTATTGGTAACTTAGCTGACAATAATGGTGCAGGAATTAGTTCTGGTGTATCGATTATTGAAACAATAGTACAATCAACAGGTGGTAAATCAATTGAATCTGTTGAATCGATTAAGAAGTATGCACCACAGATTTACGCATCACAGAACAGAGCAGTTACTGCAGCAGATTACGAAGCACTAATTCCACAAATCTATCCAGAAGCTGAATCAGTATCAGCATTTGGTGGTGAGGATCTGAATCCACCACAGTTTGGTAAGGTATTCATCAGTGTCAAACCATATAATGGTGTCTTCTTATCAAGTGGAATCAAACAAAACCTACAACAGAGAATCAAGAATTACTCAGTTGCTGGTATTCGAGCAGAGATCATTGACCTGAAGTATCTGTATGTTGAAGCAGATTGTGAGATATACTACAATACAAATCTTGCACCTAATGCTTCGTTCGTTCAGAATGTTGTATTACAGAACTTGACTTCTTATGCCGATTCATCAGAACTAAATCAGTTCGGTGCTCGTTTCAAATATTCCAAGTTTCAGAAAGTTATTGATAGTAGCCATCAGTCTGTAACTTCCAACATTACGAATGTGAATATGCGAAGGGACATGGTTGCTTCTCTTAATCAGTTTGCTGAGTACGAAATATGTTATGGTAATCGTTTCTACGTTAAGAATCATGGTCACAGTGCAGTCTTTGACGGAAATCTAGTTGGTTATAATATTAAATCATCTGGTTTCACTGTCAGTGGTATAAGTGGTACCGTTTATCTTGGTGATAAACCAACAGGCAATCTTGAGAAAGGAACATTATTCCTCTTCAAACTTAATTCACCCACTGAACCAATTATTGTTAAACAGAACGTAGGTACTATTGATTATGTGAAGGGAGAACTTAAACTCAACCCAATTAACATCATTTCTACTATCGTAAATAGAAATACACCATTGGTAGAGATATCTGCAACTCCATACTCTAATGATGTGATTGGTCTCCAAGATCTCTATCTACAATTGGATGTAAATAATACAACAGTCGATGTTATTGCTGACAACATTTCCTCTGGAAATGATGTATCAGGAACAAACTACATTGTTTCGTCAAGTTATGGGTCAAACGCATTAGTAAGAGGTACGCCGATTGCTACTGTTGAAACACCTGAAGAAGAACAGGCACTTCTGACCACAACTCCCCCAGAACCACTCGGTCGTACAATCGTTAGCAGAGCATCCTACTAATAGAAAAACAAATGGCAGTAGATAGAGTCAAATTCCAGGAAATTGTAGCTAGTCAACTTCCCAGATACGTTAGAGAAGACTTTCCTCTCCTATCGGATTTTTTAGAGCAGTATTACGTATCACAAGAATACCAAGGTGGTCCAGTTGATATTATCAACAATATTGACCAGTATGTAAAGGTAGAAGAATTATATGATATTGTTGAATCAACGACTCTTGCTGAAGAATTAGATTATAACGATAGATTTGTTACCGTAGTATCTACAGATGGTTTCTCTGAGACTAACGGTATCATTCAGATTGATAATGAAATTATATTCTATGAAACAAAGACTGACACTGAGTTTCAGAACTGTAGAAGAGGATTCAGTGGTATCACCACCTATATCACCACTGGTGCACCAGATGAATTAACATTCTCTCAGACTGAAGCAGATGCTCATTCATCTGGAACAGAGGTTGTTAACCTCAACATTTTATTCCTCAAACAGTTCTTTAAGAAAATCAAGGGCCAATTTACTCCTGGTTTTGCTGATCGTAATTTTTATAGTGGATTAGACGCAAAAAACTTCATCTACAATTCAGATAGTTTTTATTCTTCAAAGGGTACTGATCAGTCCTTTGAAATCTTGTTTAGAGCATTGTATGGTGAAGATGTAGAGATTCTAAAACCATCACAGTTTCTTCTAACTCCTTCTAATGCAAACTACAGAGTAACTCAAGACTTTGTAGTCGAGAGACTGCAAGGTGATCCATTAGATCTTCAGAACCTTACAATCTTCCAAAAGAGAACGAATGCAAGAGGATCTGTAACTAATGTACAACAGATCCCATATGATGATTATCGATTCTATCAGATCAGTATTGATTCTGGATTCCAGAGAGATACTGACGTAGCAGGTTCTATTTTTGGTGAGTTTGAACCAAACCCCCTTACAAAACTCCTTACCTCTGTAAGTCTTGGTTCAACGGTTATTGATGTTGATTCAACCGTTGACTTTCCTGAATATGGTAAGTTGGTCGTTGACGATGTTGATGGTAATGAGATTGGTATTGCATATAGTGGTAAGACCACAAACCAGTTCTTTAACGTATCTGGTCTGACCAATTCATTGAATAAGAAGTCTGACGTTAAGTTAGATTCTTTCTCATATGCCTATGTTGGTATTGATACCTCACAAGAAATCAAGGTTAGATTTACATCTACTCTGAAAGATTTTGTACAAAACGATCCAACATATTATTTCAAAAAGAATGACACTATTGAGATCAAATCATTTGGATATGAGGCGCCTGGTAAGAAAGCAAATAATTAT